GCAGCTGCACGGTTGATACCAAACTTTTGAGCATAAACAATATTAACTTCGACTGCTTTTGCGCGCAAAGCTTTTAAAGTCTTATCTAAGGCTACGTTTTTAGTATTGAGCAATTTGCAATCCATGATGCCGGTAATGCTAACACCTAAGAGTGCTTCCTTTTCTGTGTTCTCCTTCCATATGGGTCGAACGTAAGGAAAGTATGTCAGCGTTGCTTGGACGGTGCCAAGGATGCTGGCAATCCTAATCTTGCGCTCTAAGTCTGAGAAACAATCATCTGATCGAGCAACTACTGATGTTAGGTTACAAAGACCTTGCGGGACTAAAACTATTTCAGAACAAGGATTCGTACCGAAATCACCGATTGATCTAATACCCTCGTTCAAAACTTTGCGCTGGGCAGCTGCACGGTTAAAAATGCCGCGTTCACCTGATCCACTAAGTTCCAGTGACTTCCATTCCTTGTCGAAATCTGCACGGCGTGGTGTAGACTCATATGCTACAGAGTTATTAGACAAAGCAAAATGCGGATTAGATTTCCACCACTCACCAGACTTGGCTGCTCTCATATCTGGGTCAGACAGATCACTTAATGATATTTGGGCTGACCTACGTACCCCACCTACGACGATGCACTCCGCAACCTTTGTTAACAATGAGTGTACTTCGATTGGTTTGAGCTTACGTCCACCGGCAGCTTTAAATATAGCCACGGTGTGTTCAAAAAGACTGACCAATGGCTCCGGGCCAGATGCTCGACCACCAAAGGTCATCAACCGCTCCCCAGCTCGGCGTACCCCAGTTACGTCCCACTTAGGTACATTGCCGCTGTACAATTCCTCAATCAGCTGACGATATGCATCAGCCCACCCTTCTTTGCTGTCGCCTACGACAATGGTAATATCAGCGTCTTTAGCTATAGGTACATCTGGCAACTGTTGAGTGTATTTCTTCTCAACGCTGAAGCCAACTCCCGTCCCACACATCAAGATATAGAGCACCTCATCAAACACTCGAATATTGTCAGCTGTGGTGTAACTACAGTTATAACCGGCCAGATTCTGACGAGATAAACCGGGGCCAGCCGCCATCATACATCTCATTGAGGGCATTACTTCAAGGTTAAGTATAGAGTCACGGATTTCATTAGATAACTCTCTGGCCTCATAAAACGGCATGCTTTTCTCAAGAACTGGAGTAACGACGTTTGACATGTAGCGATCCACAGTTTCTTCCCATGTTTCCCGACGCCCGAAATCATCAAGAAATCGGCTGTAGCGGCTTTGGTGAATAAAACTTTGGTAGTCTGTTGGGAGCGAGATTGTGTTAGCAGTCATGTTAGGTCCTCTATTTCTGAAATTAAACGGTCAAGGTAGAAGCGGCACTTCCTCAGATCTTGAAGGCCAGCGTTCTTGTACGGAAAGCGCCACAAGTACTTAAAGGCGTTTTGCCAACAGTATTGAGCGTGGTTAGATATGTTCAGCTCACAGCCCTCAGCCATGGCTTTCATGGCGTCGATGCATTGAATTGAACCCGTGTTGTAATGCGGTGGGTTGTTGACAGGATCATCCACGGAGTATTTCCTCCAAGATCACACGGTTCGGGGGGAACACTCGGTAGAGCTTCCGTCCATTCGCAAGCACACCAAACTGGGTGATTGCTCGGCCAGCCTCAAGCTTACGCAAGACATTGACTACTGTGGTTGGATCGTGGCCGTCCCTGTTTACCAGCTCATATCTAGTGATTATGTGGCGCTCGGCCTTTTCTAGGAGACATTTAATAATGCTGAGGGCTGGCTTGGTCCGGTTTGGGAAGGGTGTACAATTAAGTCTGTCGTTCAAATACCCACGATCTATGAGTAACTCATGTGCCACCATAGCGCGGCCTACTTCGGATTCCTGTTCTGGCGTAAGACCACGACATTTAAATGCGTAAGATACATTCATCGGGTTGGCTCCCATAGTTTGATTTGATTTTTCTCAACATCCCAATCGGAATACCTCAGTATTCGGGCTAGTCTGGCCTGAGTTAGGGCATACTTTTCGTTAAGACTTTGTTTTGCATAGGCATTTACAACGAGATTCCAGGATGGGGTGTGACCAAGTATTCGGGCGGCACTCACCTTGCCGATACCTTTGCACCCTGAGTATCCATCCGTGGGATCACCCGTCAGTACTTGGGTAAGAAAAGACAGATCAGCTTCGACCTTACTGATCGTAAGTAACTCGCCAGACATAGGCCTGTAGACCCTACCGGGCACACTTAGCATGTCTTTATCGTCACTACATATAATAGTATTATGCCCCGGAGCCGTACCCATTATGCCCATGACATCGTCTGCCTCAAGCATGGGCTCTGAGTACCAAATAAAAGTACTTTGGACCCACTTAACCATCTCTGGATAACCGACAGGCTTACGCACCTTTTTGCGACCACCTTTGTACTCAGGGTCAATATCTTTTCTAAAGTTATCTCTGTCGCTCAAACAGCAAATGAAATGACCGGTTTGCAAATGTTCACACATTGCATCGATGGATTCTTGAAAGATCTTTTTGGCGACCTTTAGATCCGTGGCAAGAGACCAAACGTCGTCTCCCCAATCAATAGTCTCTTCTGATGCCGCACACGCCCTGTATAAATAAAGATCCGCGTCAATGAGCAGTGTGGTCTCGGCCACAGGCTGTTGCAAATATCTCTTGAAGTAACTCATTTAATTCTCCTTTTGTTTCTCTCCCAACTTCAGTCAACGTCCATGATGATCCGTAGACATCGTCGCCAATGTTGGTGGTAATCAGACCTTCTGAGGCACAAATGGCGACAGGAAATGCCCCACGCCGTGCAAAGTTAGATTTGATTGAGAAAGGTTTGCGCCCAGCGCGATCCAACGTAATGTACAGGCTCATAAAGTTTGCGATTTGGGGGGTGACTTCAGTGGGTGTCAGCCCATGTTCGAGCCACTTTTCCATCGGCATCCATGGGACAGGCAGTTTTAAAATACTCACCTGTGTATCTTGCCATTTTAATTGCAATTTTGAGGACTTCATCTGCTATTTCCTTATTTTCACAGGCTAATTGCAGCTCGTCATGCACCCAGCCTACGCAATAGGCCTTCTCCGGGCCAAACTGCTCATTAATTTGTTGGTCCACTAATTGAAGCCATTTCTTACAAATGATGGCCCCAGAGGATTGAAGCAGCTGGGACAATAGCCGCCGCTCTTCGCCGCCTCGGATGTAAAGTTTGCGACCATCAAGGCCCACGAGGTGCCCCCGTTTAGATGCTTGTTTTAGATTGTTTTGAAGCTTGGCAAATGCTGGCATGTTCTTATAAAAACTAGCCTTAAGTGCTTTGCCGTCTTTAGCTTTGCCACCAACAATTGAACCAATCTTGGTATCACCTGCCCCAAAACAAAGTGCATAAATAAATGTTTTTGCTACTGATCTCTGGACGCCAATTTGGTCAGCTGTGTACTGGTGGATGTCTCCAGACAGGATCTGTTTTGTGTACTCACCACCGTCATCCAAGAATGAGGCAAGAGCTCGTAACTCTAACCCTTGAAGATCGACGCCAACAAGGCTCCAACCCGTAGGGACAGTGAACAATTCCCGGCATTGTTGGCCGTAAGGTAGACTTGTTTTTGGCACAGTTGCGAGGTTGGGGTTTCGATGCGCTGCACGGCCCGATACAGTTCCACCTGACACAATGGTGTGTCTGATTTTACCGTCTTTATCGACTTTCTTTAGCCATGCCGCTGGACCCTCGGCAAGTTGTCCAAGGCGCTTTTGAATTAAGAAGTATTCAGCGAGATGCTTTGCTTCTTCATAGTTCAGCTCTCCCAAGGTTGTTTCGTCGATCTGGGCGTGGCCGGTGGCAGTAAACTTAGATGGTTTCCAGTTGTACTTATCCCGTAAACACTTTTCGATGTGACGCCGGGAACCGGGATTGAACTCCACGATTTTGGTCTTAATAAACACCTCACCTTTAACATAGCCGCGAGAGGCGTTGTTAGATTTAGGTATGAACTCCTCACTGACTTCCCATGGTGGAAACAATTTGTCTAACCCAACGAGTAAGTCATTTCGTTTCTGACAAAGTTCGGCGTAAAGAGCAGTGGCTTTTTCCTGATCGAAGGTCCAACCGTTGTTCCCAATGCGTAGACAAATGTGTGCAAGACTGTGCTCAAGATCAAGGCTTTCTTCAGGGAAATTCTGTGCCATCAAATGTTGATACAGCGCCTTAGTGACAAGCGTATCTTGGATGCAATAGGTGAGCATAGACTCGCTGAAGGTTTCCCATCCCCCGTCATAGTCGCCTTTATTTTCAGACAGGCGGTACCCCCAAGCCTTAAGGCCGTGGGATCCAAAGAGCTTCTTCGGCATTACCGCTAGTCTGTTTTTGCGGTCTTCCTCAAATTCCTCATCGCTGTAGATTGCTTCAGGTTTAACATAAGGAAAAAGTTGGTCCCGTTTAATATCGTCCTCATATATCATGGTCTTTATCAGGCGTGATAATACTAGAGTGTCAGTAACCTTCCCCTGTACCGTAAAAGTTGGGTACACTTTCTCTAGAGCTGGGCCATCAAAAGCAATCCAATTATGACCACAGACCTCTTCCGCATGCATAAGTGTAAAAAGGCCAGCTTTGATTTCATCTGGGCCATAAGTTTGGACCTCATCTGTGTCCATGTGCCTAAGCACGATACAGTGGATCTTTGTTAGTTGGTCTAAAAGACCATCGGTTTCGATGTCAGCAAACCACCGCCCTCGTAAAATGATTGGGTGCGCGTTTTCAAACACATTATTACTGTGACCATTAACCATGGTTGCTCTCCTAATTGTAATGATTTTGAGGGCTTTTAAGGTTTAAAACCCAAAGCTTTTGTCGGCATCAGTGAGCCGTCCGGTAGTTCTGTTATATTGTAGTGTTCCACAGTGGCCGACCTCGCCAGTGTGTCTATTTTTTAACATGACTAAATTACGCATGCCGCTTGTGGGGTCTTCTTTGTCGATTTCGAGACCGAGCACTTGGTCACTGAGTTGCGCTAATGAGTGGCTCGATCTTAAATCGTTCAATCTAACTTTATGACCCTGTTCATGTCCCAGATCACCGCTCGGCCTCCTGAGGTGGGAAACCATTAAAAGACAGATGCCTAGTGCCTGCACTTCAGTGCGTAATCGAGTGACTAGGCTATCCACAAGCCGTCTCTCATCAGTGACTGCACCCGTCATGCCCGATACCAACACTGATATGTGATCTAGACAGATGACCTGACAACCAAGGGCACGGGCCATAAACTGAATGCGCTGCACAATAATGTCGAGTTCCGTGGATCCAAAATGATCAAACAAGTAAAGAGGGCTGTCTTTCAGCATATCGTCGTATGCAGACTCTATCTCTTCCTTTGTGGCGCAATCGGGATCCACACTGATGTTTTTATCCATGTGCAGTCCAACCATGCCCTGAGCCGTTCTTTTTGTGGTCTCTTCCAACATCATCATTCCACAGGTAAAACCACTCTGTTGTATGTGGTACATGATCTCACGGACAAAGGTACTCTTTCCAGTACCACTTCCGGCAGCAATGGTGACTAAGGAAGACGGTCTTATACCTTTGCTGATTTCGTTAAGAGCTTCCCATGGGTACTGGATAGGTGATATTGCATCTGCCTCACTAATAACATCACGCAGATCTACTGCACTGACAATACCGTCAGGGCGGTGCTCACGGGCTTGAAAGATTGCATCAATAATAGCCTTTGCATTCCCGTCTACTAACGCCTCGTTGGCATCTTTATAATCAGGCATACGTGCAATTTTACAAAGACCGATTGGCAGTGCCTCAGCTACATCTATTGCAGCTTTTTGACCGCTTTCATCATCGTCGAAAAACAATATTACTTCTTTGAACGACGTTACATAATCGTAATTAGCCAGTACTGATCTTTTAGCTGACTGAGCCCCATTGACTAAAGAAACACAGGGCCAACGATGGTTTTGTACTTGTGCAATGGACATTGAATCAATTTCGCCCTCGGCGATCACTAATTTACCACCGGTTGACCAAATATGTGAGCCAAACAATGTCATTGCCTTTGCGTCTCCAACTATTGAAAACTTTTTATCTTTAGTTCTGACCTTTTGGGCGCATGGGATGCCTTTCTTGTCACGATAAGTTGCAATCTGGACAGTTTGCCTATCTTTGTCCTTTCCTATCGTGTAGCCATACTTGCGGCATGTATCCTCAGTAAGTCGGCGAGCCCTTAGGGCGGTAAACTGCCCATCAATGAGCTCTCGGTTAGCAGCCCCCTTTTTACGCTCTGTAGGGGCCTCTCCGTCGCCCTGCCAGTCTCCACAACCAAAGCAGTAGCTGTGACCATCACTGTAGAGAGCAGCGTTGTCCCGTGACCCACACTTCTCGCATTCTACATGGGCCACAAACTCGCTTTCGGTTTGCTCAACTGGGGCCATTATCTCATCCCCCTCAGAGCTTTCGGTTTACGAACCCGTTCGGATTTGTTCTTATTACGCACTGCTGGCCCAGTGGTGACGTATGGCTCACGAGGTTTTGTAAATGGACCAATGTTGTGTTGAACGCGCATTGGAATCCTTCGCTTACGACCTTTAGTCATTTTGCTTTCTCCCGTTGTTAAATAAAAAAAGGGGCGACCTAAGCCGCCCCAGTCTCTCCTTTTCTGGCTTCTGCAAGCCAGTCTTCGGGTATCCACTTGTGTGCATACAGGAAGCCATGTTTCTCACACCAACTACCGTGGGTTGTGGGTGAGCCTTTGTACAAACGGGCATTTTGGTTACTAAATACAAACCTCAGATCCAGCCCCGGATTTTGCTTTACGCAGAGTAGGGATTTGGCGCGATCTTTTGTATTAAAAATGCCTTTAGATTCGACGTAAAAAAAACCACCGGGCTTTGGGAGCCGCCAATCTGGCGTGTATCGATGAGTTCGCTCCGGGATCTTGTAGAGGATGATATCCTTTTCATAGACCACGGGGAGCCCAGCTTGCTCGATCTGCTCGGCGATCTTTTCCTCTAGACCAGACCTGTACCCGCGAAGGTACGGAGTAGACCTTGGATTAAAAGTCATAATCATCCGCTGTTTCAGATGCCTCGACCTCGTATCCATCAACAGCGTCAAAGGAACCGGCAGAATCTCCTCCGTTTGACACAGGATCAATCACTTGGACTGCACCTAGGCGCATAGCCACACCCTTGTTCGCACCATTGACGTAATGCTCACAAACGCCCGAAACTTTGAGCGTTGATCCTGAGTACATCAAAGGTACCTTGGCTTCTGGTATAGGGTTGCCTTTTGCGTCGAAATACTTTGGCTGAAACTTTGACTGAACCTTGAAGGTAACATCCCCAGTTTCGTCATCAATAGTAAACGGAAGCTTCGCTGTTGCAATGTCCTTGCCGGAAAACATCTCATCTCTCCGAGCGTTACACATTTCGACTAATGCCTTGCTCTCAGCCGCTGGCATCATCAGGTTAACTTTGTACTTCCCTTCGGTGTCAAACGCCGTATCTGGGCGTCCGGGTTGTAGCCAAGGATATTGCGCATTGGCCGCTGGGGTGACGTATTTTACTTTTGACATTTCTGTCTCCTTTTGTTTCCAACTCGATACTTTTATTGTTTGTATCTAAAGAGGTCCCTCAGTCTTTCGCCCATAAAAAAAGGGCCCCCGAAGGGGCCCAAGTTTGGCGGGAGTAATCTCTTAAAATCTTGTTTCGTTAACTGAAACAGTACTCACTATCTTTGACGGCACTGACATCTAAGTTGCCTTTGGGGGGTACTGTAGCCAGCTTACTAAGCTTCTCTGGATCAGTCTCTGCTAGGCGCTCTAGACAGTCATCTGCAAAGGATGAGTAGTAGCAATTATCATCATACATATCTACGAGCGTTGCCCTAATGCAGTGGTAAAACTGCCATGTATCCGCACCTAAGGTACCGAAGGAATCGTGGATCATAAAGAAGTCGGTGATGCCGTTGTCGAGGCCAGAAAGGATAGACAATGTCATGTGGCTTGCGTCTAACGAATGAACCCAATTTGCAGCGATCCCAGACCTTGCTTTTCGAGTGTCTGCAACGTCAGTATCCTCATGAACATTGATGCGGGTTTTCTTTAACATTTTTGCATCTCGGTCATAAAGAAACAGTTTGACCCGTTTGGCTTTTGACTTTGTGTACTTCTGTACTGCCGGGAAGCCGCTCGGCGTTGTCCATCTCACAGACTTACCTTCCCTCGCCAAAGCATCAGCGTATGACTGTAGAAACGCCATGCCCGTGGCTACACTGCTTAGAGTAGCACTAATGACCTCATAATTGATGTTGGCTAAGAAACGGGCGTAATAGATTTGTTCGAGCTCGGTTCCAAACGGGTGCTCTTCAATCTTTCCGTAACTCTTTTGCTTTTGCAGTGGGGCCATTAGGTCATCCATGATTTGGTCACCCATGCCTCGCTGGAGAGAATTATAGCCAAAACACATGCAATTTCTCTTTACTGTCTTGCGCGTGATTCCATGCTTTAGCCACACTTGGGCCATTGGGTCTTTTTCAACCATCAGTCGGGCAATAACAGCGTCGGCTACAACTTGGTACAGATCCTCGCACCTGTCTGACGGCACAAGGTTAACAAGTGCTCCGTCCTCGTGCTTTGATGCCAGTGAGTAATGTTGTGTACCAGACGATGTACCGTCTAGGGAAATTGGAAGATGACATTGATAGTTTTCAGGATCTGCAACCATGTCTCGGTAACAGCGACAGGCAGCAAGAAACTGAAACGGTTTGTCACTCTTTGCCCAGATATTATATGTCGCTCTAAAGTCGTTACCTATGGCAAGGATCATTTCTTCGTTCTTTAAGACCCAATCAATACGATCTTCTAAAGACGCTTTTGATATCTTGTCAAAATCGCAAGTGTTGGCAATCTGGATCATCAGCCAACCCTGAGCTGTCTTGTCTAAGACCTTGCCTTTGGCGAATAAGAAGGTGGCACGGATGCTGTCGGCACGATGCATGCTGTAGAAGCTTACCGGGTAAAAACGCTGACGATAATCAAGAGACCATCCGAGATAGAACTGATCGTAATCTTGGAGATGTCTTAGGGTTTTAATATCCTCATTCATTACGACAAGATTACTTTGAGCCTCACGTTTAATTTCGTGCCATTTCTTTCGATCCTTAATTACCTGACGTAAATATCCCTCATCGTGGTTTTCTGGGTCTTGTGGGTACACAGGGTAGTCGGGCGGTGACATGGTTGGGAAATCATTGGGCTCCAGTTTGTTTTCATAGCACCATACGATTGCCTCAGTAACATGACGATTGACAGTCAATGGTGTGGCTTGCAGGGCATTCAGGGCAGTGACATAGGCTGGCTCACCTTTGGTAAAGTCGTGCATGATAGCCTTTCGTTGCTCATGGCTTGCCTTGCGTACTAGAGGTGTGATGTTTGATAATAATTCATGTTCATAGACACCTGTGTCAAAAGCATCCCAAGGCTTAGGTGGGACCAAAAGTGGTCCGAACATAGGTGACGCCCAGCTTGCGTCAAAAGCTTTCTCACGGACAAGACGCTCGGCCTCATCCGTCAGGCCAATGTGTCGTGCAGTCTTTACATTAAGTTTGCGGCCTTTGGGTACAGGTGTGGAGACAACATGCTCAGTCACAACAAAGATATCTACAGCCTTTAAGACGGCATTTACTATCGGGCTGGCAAGAGCTGACTTTAGAGTTGTAGACCATTTGTCTAACTTAAAACCTTCTTTGCCAGCGATAATCTTTGCCGCTTTGAACCTGTATCTTTCACTCTTGTGGTCTTTAGTAACTTGAGCAACTAGGCGCTTGAAAAGCCTCTTGTCATGCTTTTCGAGTTCCTTAGCAAATCTTTCGTTTTCTAAGCGAGCGCCTATGTTACACAAAGTAGCTCCGTATGTCTGGTTTGTAATTACAGAATCATAACAGACGTTCAAACCTAAGTACGCTAGAGTATGAGGATCTTGATCTTTTAATTCTTCATACCAAACAGAGGGTTTTCCAGATCCACTTTTAAACCTTGCTTCGTCCTCGTGAATAGACTGAGTAATTACCTCACTTACTTTCTGAATAGCTTGGACTATTTCGCTGTGTGGAGCTTCCTGTTTTGAACCGGGTAAGTTCTCTTGGCGCTCTTGGTGTCTTTCATGGCCCCGGCTGACCATTGCGTTTTCTAAAAGTCTCTGTTCGTCATTAATTGTTTTGTCATCAGATCCCATGGTGAGATTCTCCCGTGTTTTAAATGCTAGAAATTTGGCTAAGGACACTCCTAGTTTGTATCTAGAGAGGTCCCTTAGTTAACTATTTGTATTACAAGCATTTATTTAGGGGGGGGTCTGTATTCCTGCCAATGTAAGTCTTTGGCTGCGGTAAACGTCATGTTTTTAGGTTTGCTGGTGGCTTTGGTAATCTTTAGGTGGTCAAACGAAAAGGCTGGGGGGCCCATTGGTGGGTTTGGAAAGCTGCTTGCTCGAATACCAGATAGAGCCCCACTTGTGTTTAAACCAACACTGCTAACGAGGTTTTGGTCACTATTGAGGTCCTCAGCTGCAGAGCGCAGAGGCCGTTTTTTAAATTCAGCTACAGTCATGCCATTTGGCCGACTTACTATGTGAGTTTTCTTATTCATAATATCTCTCCTGTGAAAATAAACTTAATCTTGCGCACTTAATTGCGTACAAGTTGTTTCTTAAATTCAAATCTAAGGAGTGATCAGTATAATGCAGGGGGTTCCATACGCAGGCACTCAACTGGTATTGGCAAGACAGCCCTTGGCTCAATGAGGACCTTAAAGACTTGGCAGTTCGTGCTCCAGTTTCCCTGCACCCGGAAGTTCTCATAATCTGAAATTTGCGAGGTACACTTTCGCTGTCGCCGGAATTTCTCATACTCCGCAATCTGCGAGGTACACTTTCGCTGGCGACAGTCGCGTGGGGTCATTCTCATGTTTTTATTCATCTGCGATTCTTCCTCAATAAAACTCTTTAATAAATGACTTTTTTTGTCAACTTTATATTTTTGGTTTTTCTTGTTTCCCAACTACACAGGCTGGAAAACAAAGCTTTTCAACGTAGGTTTACTGCTTTGTTTGTGGCACCCGCTGCGACAGACGCCCTACAATCCCAGCCATAGTTCCTGTTTTTGCGTGTACATATTTCTGTGTGGTTTTAATGTCTTTGTGACCAAGAATGTCTGCAACAAGCATAACATTTGCACCGATCTCATTGCAGAGCGCAGAGGCCGCTGTGTGCCTAGTTTGCTTCATCATGACCCTAGGGTCACCACGGCCGATTTTGCACCTTATTTCGGCCCATACGCGCCGGTACGTGGTCATGGGCATTTTACCGCCTGAATAGCGGCTAGTGGCCTTACTTTTTGGAAACTCCCAGTTAGCAGCCTCAAATGCAGCCAAGGCCTCTTCCGAGAGGGGAACCTCTCTGTCAAAACCATTTTTAGTGTTAGTGACCCTTACGTGTGGAGTAGCAAATCCAAACTCATCATCTAGGTATATTAAGTCCTCTTTTGTGGTACGCCATATCTCAGACACACGCATACCAGTGAGGTGACCAATCGTGAACAAGTGTAGTAGCCATTGCTCAGGTTGGTTTTCAAGGTACTCAGTAATCTGCACAATTTCGCTGAGGGTAAAATACCTCGGCTTCTGAGTAATTTCCTTAGAATAATCCATGCGTGGCCTGTCGTCGGTAGAGATTGTGCCGTACTTTTCAGCTGCCGTAAAAAGTGAGCCAATAGCAGACCTGTATCGGTTCAAGGTTTTCACGCTAAGATTTCCCTCGCGTTTAATTGCCCGGCAAAAGTCAATGATGTCACTTGCTGTAATGTCTTCAAGGTGTTTCGCCGCGTTGTCACCAAAAGCTAAGAATCGCTCAACCTTGTTCTTACTTTCATTAGCGTGTTTTTCTGTAGATGCTGGTTCAGCATCTGGCCCCCAAATGTACTCAAATTGATCGTCGAGGAATGTTCTTATTAACGTCATAGCGTGTCCTACTCAATGTGTAAGACCATTTATCCGTGTACTATCAATGGTTTGGAGGCGGGTACCGGAATCGAACCGGTGTACACGGATTTGCAATCCGCTGCATTCTTTGCCTCAACCTTTTCAAGTCCTTAAAGAAAACGGTCAATGGAGCCATATCTAGTTTACGGATGCCAGTAATGCAAGTAGATTCCAGGTGGGTGTGTTTATAGGGGACCCTAAGTGTCTAAGTAAAAAAAACACCGATCACTTTTGAATGAGCAATCGGTGTTCTTTTGTTAACTACCGGCCAGCTTAAGGGCCTCTATTTTGGTCTTTTCGTTTCGCCTAAGCCAGCCTTTTTCAAATCTTGGCTGGTTTAGACGCTTGTAGAAAGCCTCGCGCTGGGCAGCATAGTTTTCAATAACGTCTACGGTATTCATTTTAGACACAGCTGCCAGTGTTTGACTCCCTATGCCGCCATCGACTTTTGTACCAACTACCTTTTGAAGTAATTTGGCGGCTCTGGAAACTCCGGCATTAATAGCCATATCTAGTATCTGTACATCGATCCCTGCAGGGAGCAGATCTCCTTTTATTCGGGTCCAATATTCTTTCTCATAAATAGGGGTGACATCTGAGACAGACAAAGTTTTCATCTCATCTTTGCTAACTGGGCGGTCTACATAGTTTTCGTAGACCTTTTGGGTAACACCACGCATTGTGGCCCCCCCACTATCCTTTGGGTCATCAGAGTATAATCCCTCGTGTTCAAGGATAATCTCTAGACCTTCCTTAAGGTTTTCTTTCATTATATCTTCTCCATTCGCTGGTGACCCGAAGGACACAAACGTTACAATTAAGACTGTTTTCATAGTGGCTACTTTTTAAAACCTTTGAGCGTCCTAAAACCAAATGAGGCAGCTATTGAGGCGTAAATTCCTGCTTGTACCCACTGGGGCGTTGTCTCCAGATTGGCAAATCCTCTTGCCATGAAATCTTGGCAACCGGGTATGAAATTGCCAAGAATAATAAGAATAAAGGCAGCGGTCCACGCCTCGTCTTTAAGCGAGCCATCGGATGACTTTATTGCCGCCTGTTCCCATGAGAGTTCTCCTGTTGCAAGCTTCATTTGAGTTTCGGCCTCAGCTGACTTCACTTTGGCTTTACCGTCTAAGTAGCTGGTAGCTAATCCGATAGCTGACGTTAGTATGCTAATCATTTAAGACTCCTTATGTCCTACGGCAAAATATGCGCCAACCAAGGCACTTAGGGCCAAATACTGTGTCATCAGGATGCTGTCGGCCTCTGCCATCCTTGATGGGTCGTAGATTGTAGCGGCAGTACAGACCAGCATCATGACCATTGCACCCCAGCACATGTGTCTGCGGTTT